TCTTTGTGCTCCGGTTCGCGCTTTTCCTCGCTGATGAACTTCTCGATGCCCTTCCAGTCTTCTGGCGTCATGTCTCGTTTTGCCTTGCCAGCGTCGGCTAATTTCGCGAACTCGTTTGTGTTCGGGCGCGCGCCTTCGTCGGCCTGGAGCGTTTTCGCCTTCTCGCGTAGCCGCTCGGCCTTTTCCGCTTCCTCTTGGTTGAAAGCGTCCATGTGGGCGCAGCGAGCGTCCATCCGCATGTGAAGCCGCGTGATGCCGTCGCAAATCGTCTTGACGGCGTCGAGGATAGCTCCGGCTTCATCGTCGTCGATGCCCTTGAACGTTCCCTTGTTCTTCCCCGCGTAGAGAACGCGCTCACCCTTCTCAGTGCCGTACTCCTTCTGGAGCGCAGCCTTGATCGTCTCGCCTTTGGCTGTTAACGGCATCGCTTCCCTCCCAATCCCATCGTCTCGATCGCAACGGCGTGCAAGATGAAAGTCTCCGCGAGGCGGTCGGCGATCACGGCGTCGTCCTGTGTGAAAACCCAGGTTCCGTCTTCGTAGCGGACCACGGAAACGTCGCCGCAAAGTTGGAGATTGAGCGGGAAGTAGAAGGCGCTGCTGGCGTCGCTCGGCGTCCCGGTCTTGAACCCGGCCTTGGCGAGCTTGCGGCGGAGCGCCGACGCGATGAGCTTCTGCAACTCGCCGTCGGTTAATCGAAGCTCGCGCACGGTTTACCTTTCCACGAAAATGACAAGCCCCGGTACTAGCCGGGGCTTGTTGTAACATTTAACCGCGTGATTCACAAAAGCGCGGATTAGATTGCTCCGTCGAGCCGCGAGCCGACTTCATAGATTCGGTCGCTCAGGCGGGAAAGTCTATCGACTTGATCCGTTAAATCGCTGACGAGACCCCCAACACCGGCTTCCTTCAATAATGCCTTTCCTTCAGCGTTCTTTGGAGCGCCAACTAACTTGTCGGTAAGACCTTCAAGTCGAGCGGCATGTTTCTCGAACGTATCGGCCAAATCTAACAAACGAGTATGGATTTGATCGAGCTGACTAGCTTTGCGAGCTTCGTCCTTCGCATGCGAGACTGACATAGGATGATTCTCCCCTGTTGGAATGGATTAGAAGACGCACGCCACCTATAGCACGTCTGCGGAATTTGTCACGAATCGGTTGAGGAGAGCGAGCCAGTCAGATTTTGTCACTGCGAGAAAGCTCTACGAGAAATTCCCGCTTCGCTCTCGGTGGCGACCAGAATTGAAGCTTAACCCCAACAGGCTCGGCGGCTGTGCTCCATGCTATGGGCGGCGGCGCCATGTTCTGCTGCATCTCATCGGTCAGGATGCGCGTATCCAATTCCTTCACTTCTGCTGGCATTTCTGCGAGTAGACCAAACCGCTCACAAACCGCGCGCATGATTTTTTCTTCGGCTTCACGATAGCCGACGAGAAACGGTTTTAGCGGGCGTGGCACGTCCACCAAATATGCCTCGCTGGCGTCACGCAGGAGCGCCCAAAGCCTATTCTCGGCTGATACCTTGCGCGCCAACAATACGGAATGTTCTGCCACGCTGTAGAACCTGAGACAGTGACCACCGAAGCCGCAGTGGCCAATCAAAAATAAAACTTGGCTGCTCAACTGAAATGCTAAGGCCGAAAATCGACGATGTGTGGGAGTTTAGATAAAAAGATTGCGCCCCACCGTCCTATCCACGGGAATCCCGTAGAACGCACGCCATCCGGCGACAGTTCGGAGCGGCGGGGCGACTTTTCGAACCGGAAAATGTGCGCCTCGAGGGCGTTTGTCAAACGCTTGCGCCGACACTGAAGCGATAAGGCATGGGCGACATCCTGCGGTTCGATCTCGCTCGACCGAGGATCAATCGGCCAAAACTGGCCGCCTAGCGCCGTCTGTATCCAGTCGCCCCTTGCGTTCATTTGTTCCTCAGACTGGTCTTTAGAGCGCGAGTATAGAGAAATCTTTATCTAAAGTCTATCCTATGGCTTCGAGACGCCGCATCAGTCGTCGTCGCTCCGCTTCGATCCCGACCGCTGGCCGAATCGTCATCCGCTCCTCCCAGAATTGCGCCAGTTCGGCCGGGAGCGGCAGCTTCAGCATGAATCGCGCATAGCTTTCCGCGAAGACTTCCGAAGCGACGCTATCGACCTTACCGCGGCGGCGGAGATCATCGAGATGTATCCGGTTCGCCATCTCGAGGAACGAACCGATCTTGTTCAGGTGCCGACGCTTGAACTCGGCGTAGGTCCCAGGGTCGATCTCCTGCCCGCGGTGGCCGGCCTCATGAAGGAGGATTTGGACGCGGTCCATCGCCGGGAGTTGATCGAATTTCCGCTGGATTTCGACGCTGTCATCGTCCGATTCGTAGGAAGCGTGCCAAGCGTCGCGATCATCCACGAAGCGAACATCGGTCACCCCGACGAAATATCCGAGCGCGTCGCGCCGCAGCGCCTTGCGGAAGATCTCTGAGTGGACGAGGTCGAGCCCGCTCGCCGCATCATCCGCCCGGGCCGCAGAGACTATGCGCGCATTCGCGAGCCACGCCTTGCCCTTCGCCGTCAGCATATCGTCTGGAAGGTCGCGGAGACCGTAGCCATAGCGAAAATAACATCTACAGAAGGGTTCGACTGCCGGAGCCGTAACCTCATCCACGTAGCCGAGTTTCCCTTTCTTAACGAGGCCCGCCCTATGAGCCCAGCTATCTCGTATGAGGAAGGGTTGTCCGTTATTTTCTCGGGAATCACGTTTTGCGTGCTCAGGGCGAAACGCATAGCCTGGCTGCTTGTAATGGCTGACCCAGTAAGCTGCTATCGCCCCGCCATCCGTGGCGACGAGATCATTGATCGAGGCGATGAGTTTATGTCCTTGATCAATAAGCACGAATCTTTCGGAATACGGCAATGAGGCAAGCGCCTTCTTAACGTTTTGCTTGACCTCGCGCCTTCCCTCTGCCGAAACCCCGCCGGGCGGAATCGACGTCGACCAACCCTGGAATCGCCGCAGCGTCTTCTCGATCGATTCGGCCCGGTTGAGCTTGATGAGATCGGACGAGGCGACGATCCGCCGGTCGAGTTCGGCACGGAGTTGAGGTCGCACCTTCTCCAGCGTGAACCGTTCGACGCCTTGGTGATATTTTGCGATCCCGCCGCGCTCGACGAGACGCCGGTAGATCGTCGCCAATCCTTCCCGGAGCTGCTGCTCCAGCGCCACCGCCGAGATCATCGAGGCCTCGGCCGCGATCCGGAGTTCGCGCGTCCACTTCGCGATTCGTTCCCCCGAATCAAAGCCATGCTGCAAAATGTCCTCGACCGCAGCGTCAAGGACTTCCTGAAAGGTCTTCAGGCGGGCGGGCATGGCAGTTTCCTCGGATCAACCGCGGCGATGATGGCGTTGCGCGCGGCGGGCGAGATGCGGCCCCGGAGGCTGATCGTCGTCATCATCTTCGCCATCCGCTCGAAGCGATCGCGGTCACCGGGACCGGACAGGGCATGGAGCGCCCTGGAAGATTCAAACAGGTGGGCCGCGGCGGAGGGCTGAAAGACCATCCCATCGCGGAACGCGCGCTTCTTCTGCTCGTAAGGCGTCACGGCTGATTCTCCCTGTTGGCTTCCGCGGCGGCGGCTCGGCCGCGGCGGAGAGGGCCGACCAACCCTTCTCGGTCAGCAAGAACCTACCGTGCGTCGACCGTTCGATAAAGCCCTGCCGTTCGAGGTCGAGGATTCGGCTTAGCTGAGCGCCCTCGATCGACATCGCTATCCCTGTGCGCCGGGCATGAAACATCTGATTTGCGTTGCCCCATCTGCGTCCATGTACGGCCACACCACGGCCGGGCCGAAGCGATTCGGTTCCGTCACCAGGGCGCTCTCCGGGACGTAGACCCATTCACCGTGCAGGCGCACGCGGTAGCGGCACTCTTTCCGCCCGAGCAGGTCGTCTTTGCATTGCGTGTCCCAGTCGACGTCCTGGATGCTCACGCCGTCGGCGAAGGAGCAGCACAAGCCCTTCCCGCTCGCGAGTTGGCTGAACCAGAGGCGCATCTTCGGGTCCATTCCGGCGTAGCGGCCGTCGTCGCGCGCGGCGACCGAGGCCGTCGTCACGATGGCGATGCCCATCCCGGCGAGCGCGCCCCGGATCACGACGGCACCCTGGAGCGGGAGCCGTTCCCCGGCTTCGGAGGCGCGAGTCGCGGGCGTTCCCGCTTTTCCAACATCTCCACCAACTCAGCGGCGGCGTCCGAATAACGGTCAAGCGCCCGGCGGTGCCGATCCGCCGAATCCTGGGCCGCAAACGGCCTCGGTTCTTTCGGCTCCTCGAGCGGCTGCGGCGGCACATATTCGCGCAGCTTGTCGAAGTCGAAGGAAAGCGGGTTTTGGAACATATACTTGTCGTCGTTGATGTTGTCTTGAAGCCACTGGATGATGATGGCCTTGTTCTCCGGATCGAGCGCGGGCATCAAGACCTCGATGGTCGCGATGATCGCCTTCAACTTCACGTCCGCGCTCTTGACCTTCTCCGAATCGGGTTCGGTAAGCAGATTCGGCCAGATCGCCTTGAACGACACTGACCAGCGGTAGAACGCCTCCTCGTAGGTAACGTCGGCCCAAGCCGGATACTTCTTCTGGATGATTTCGTAGAACTGCCGGTTCCACGCCCGGTGCATGCAGATCTTGTTGAAGTAGACGTAGAGCGGCAGCATCTCGACGCGCATGCGGTCGACCCAGCGCGCGACCTGCTTCGCGTCCTCGGTGCCCTCGCCGAAGCCCTCCGCGAAGGTTTCCTCCTTCAGCAAGATCGCCGGCATGGCGGCGCCCGACGCGATGTTCTCCAGCACGTTCTGCCGCGCCGTGGTCATCGCCTTGTCGATGTTCTGCATGTTCAGCGTCTCGACCTCCTCCTCGGTCCCGATCGAGATCACGTTGCCGTTGGTCGATACCTTCAGGAACCACCGCTTCAGCGCGGCCATTCCCTGCATGATGTTGTCGATGATGGCGCCGGCGACCGATAGCTTGAAGATGAAGACGCCCGCCTTCTTCGTCACCAGATCGTCCGTGATCATCGACTGAACGAACGATTTCAGCGGAAAGAGGATGCGTTGGTAGACCGACCGGCCGACGAAGCCGAACGCCGAAGTCGTATAGGCGATGTAGATCGGCCGCTCGTTCATCACCGTGACCGCCCGGCTCCGATGATAGATCTGGCCGGAGACGGCGATCGTCGTCACTTTCATGAAGTCGATGGCGTTTGGATTCTGGTTGAGAACGAGCGAGCCCGCCGTGTTGAGCGGGTCGAAAACCGAGAACGCGATCGGCAGGTCGGCGATCTTGTCGAAATCGAGCGGTTCAGATGGCGGTAGCTTTTCCGAGACCAGCGCGACCGACGCGATGCCGTAGACCCGGGAAAGCGACTTGACGTTGAAAATAACCTCGTCGAAACCGTCCTCCTCCCATTGCTGGACGAACCGCTCCCGGACGTCGTCCTCCGGACTGTCGGGAATACTGATCTCGCGCTTCTGGCACTGCGCCATGATGATCGGCAGTTCGGCCAACTTCGCGCCGAGCGGATGCGCCAAAAATATGCTTTTGCAAAGGGCGTAACTGGGCTGTTCGCCGGGGACAATGTCTTCGGCCTCGAGCAGTTCAGTTAAGGCGTTTCCGAGGCTTGAGCCGACCGTGATCTCTGCCAACGCCGTCCCCTCCGAGCGATTCCCGCCGGACAGCACCTTAGCCGATCTTCGCGCGGGGTTCATCCCCTGCGGGCCGATCAGATTTTGTCACTGCGCGAACATTTCGGTCTGCGCTGTCACGGCATGACCTTTTGCGTTCACATCATAGTGCTCAAACGGAATGAAAGTATATGCCTTGCGGATTGCCCACCGCTGGAACTCAGACAGCGTGCGGCGATCAAGCCGCCCGTTGTGACCGCCAAGCGGCAGCGTGCGGTTGCGATCGCCATAGACCATCGGGTAGGGCCGGATAGTTGCCTTCCAGCATGTCGCGTCTGACGTGCTTGGTGAACACGATAGCATCGCCCCGGTCGCGGTGGTGGCGAGCAATCTTCATCAGTGCCAGATTCGGCAGCTTGCCGTCGATTTGGGTGAGGCGGATCATCGCGGTCAGGTAGACCAGCCCTAGCCCCGCCGCGGCGGCGGTGCTGGCATTCCCATCACTAACGGTCCGCGCGGCGGCTGCTTCTCGGCCGGTCTCGGCTTCACCGAATCGACGCCCTCGGCGAACGCCTTCTTCATGTCGGCTCTGAGTCTGAGAACCGGGATGATATCGCCTTGGAGCGCATCCGACATTAGACCACCGGCGACGCGGGCAACCGACATGAAAAGCAAACTCGGCGGGATGCCCGGTCCCGAGACCAGGAGACCGCGCAGTACGATCCCGATGACCTGTTGCACCTGCGGGTCGAGCATCGCCTTGACCTTGTCCATCGGCGCGTCGTTGCCTTCCGGGACTGGTTCGGCGAGCGCCTCGCGGAGCTTGTTGACTTTGCCTTCGATCGCGGGACCGCCGAGCTGACCGTTGGCGCGTTGGTCAAAATCGGCGATTGAATCGCGTGGCTTTTCGTCTTCCGTCATAGGAGTTCTTCTTTTGCTGCTAAGTTCGGATGGAATCGAAATTCGTTCATCGTCGCCTCTCCTTAATAAAACAGCTTAAACCATAGATGAAAAACCAAGGCCAAAGAGAAATTCCTAAAAACGAATCTATAATTCCTTCGTGCCAACTTTTGCGGAAATGCGAAAATCTCTTGGTGATAAGGTCCATCGTTTGTAGAAATAAACCTATAAGCAAATATAAAGTTAACGCAATTAGTTCGAGATCGTCGCTCATCGTCGTTCTCTCTGTTTAGCGCCAGCAAAGTGAGCGATGCGCCACCATCGTAACGGCAGGCTGGACGCGCGTGGCACCGGCAATGTGTCCGATTTGCATTTCAGAACCCTTTCGCGTTGTTTATAGACGCCAAAGTAGCGCATAGATAGGAATCATTGCTACAGCGATACCGAGCACGATCCACCATTCCACCGGCATCTCAGAATCCCTTTGCGTTACCAAGGGCAATCGCCACGCCATAACAGAAGCAGTCAAAGCAAGTCGTCGGACCGAGTCGGCGTCTTGTCGCCTACTCGGAAGCCAACGACTTCCCCTAAGAGATGATTCCTGGTTGTGCCTTTGTAAATCGTCGTTTTGTCATAGGCGTGGCGGCTGATCTTGACGAAGCCGCGATAGACGTATCCAGAGACAGAGATTGCGCGCTCGTCCTTGCCTAGAGCTGTCAGCTTAGAATCGATCGCATGCGCTGGCCAGCCGCGCCGTATGGCCTGTTGAATCAGGACCATGCCCGTCGCTTTATCCTCGATCATTGAACCGAGAGAGCCCATGCGAGCATGGCAAGTTTGCGCGAAATGTTGCAGATGCTGGAAGACAGTCGGGAGCCAAGTCTCCAATAGCGCGCCTTCGATCTGCTGAATATCCCAATCGAGGATGATGAGATTGTATTGCGGGCCAATAACGCCTTCAGCGGAGACCGACCGAATAACGTTTCGGAGGAGCGCGTAATAGACCACCGCCGTTCCATCGTTTTCCTTCCCGGTCTTTACGGCCGTGTCGATAACGGCGAACACAGCTTCGCAGCGAACGGGATAATCTACGGGCTGACCATTCACAAGCAAGCTGTCGCGCGTGAAAAAAGCCGACCCTGACCAATCCACAAATTCAGCAAGAAATTCTTGCTCATAAACGAGCGGGAGATTGTCTCGTTGTAATGCCTCGACCTCGGCGCGGGGAAGATACGGATTTGATCGCGTCGGGGCATGAAATTGAACAAAGCCGTATCTCGCCTCATTGCATAGCGCAAACAACATGTTGTCAGGATCGATGCCGTTTGTGTTCGACATCATCAGCGCGCGGCCGCCGTAATCGAGAAGCGTCGGTTTGATCGATTTCGTCCAGATGTCGATCGACTTCGGCTTGGTGAATGCGATTTCGTCGCCGATGACGCGATGGTATTTCCGGGACCGGCCGGCGTTCTCGTCCTCCATCGACCAGAACTCGACGCGGCCTCCGGTGATGGTCTCGATCATGCCGTGGGTCTTGTCGGATCGTTTCTTGATCGGATCCAGCACCTCGACGATGACGTTGTAGCTCTCGGAGAGCCGCTTATTCTCCGGGGCGAACCAGCCGACCCGCAGGCCGTGCGCGGCATCATCGCTGGCGACCGTCTCGCCGACGACGTTCTTGCCCCATCGCCGACCACAGCGGGCGACCACGAACCGGCACTGCGACATCAGCCAGCGAAGTTTCGCTTGGGCCGGGAAGAACGTCGGGAGATTGACGACCGCCGTCTCGGGGTTCTGCGGCGGCAGATCGAGAAGTGTGGCGTCGGACATCGTCTATTACGATCCTACTTTTTGGGTAGTGTTGTCCCAAATGAAACGGTCGGCCGGGAAATCGCAGCAGTCATTGGCAGGCAAGCTGGCGCCTTGTCGCCGTCATCCCAAGCGAGGCCGCACCGTTCGCACTCCCAACCTGCCCAACCTGTGGCGAGCTGCTGGGCGACGCAGACGATGGCAGGTTTCTCTTCACTCATACGCGATTGCCCATCCGTAGATCTCTTGCGCGGCATTCTGATAGGCGGCAGCGCGAGCCTTGGCAGCACCATAATCTGCGCCAGGGAACTGCTCTGACTTCTCCTGTTTCTGACTCAGCCAATCGCCGGCGCGGTAAAAAGCTAGTCGGCTCGCAGCGCCCGCGATCTTGGCTTCTCGCTCAGAAAGGTTTTCAAGCAATGTGCGATCGTCATCTGCTCGGCTCATGCGCTGCGCGCCTCTCTGGCATTGACACCCATGCCGATACCATGAATTTCCTTTTGCCGGTCGACTCGGAGATCAAGCGACCCTTGCAAAGGACTGATTCTCTTAGGCCGCGTTGTCGCAGGTAAGTGCCTGATTTTTCTGATCATTGCACCGATTCTCTTGTGAGGCCGTTCTGACGCTTTTGCCGCGACGATTTGCGCTTTTTTGATGATGTCGGCGACGGTGTCTGCAATTAACTTGGCGCGTATTGTCATGTTTTGCTCTCCGCCTTTCGACGCCACCAGGTTCGCTCCGAAATACCTTGGGCAACCCACGGCTTGCGTTGCGTGATCGTTTCCTGTTCGCTTCCGCGCCGCGGACGGCCACCAGTTCCCTTTGGCGGACCTTTCCGTTTCTTTGGCGGCTTGGACGTTATGCCAGTCAAGATCTTCACCGCCGTAATAGTGGCCTTGGCTACTCCGATCATACCGCCAGAATGCTTCGTTGGTTTGTTCGGCGTTCCCATGAATTTGGGGCACGGCCCGATGCGATGCCGTTCGCCGCACGTCCTGCATTTCACTGCGTCCATGACATACTTAAAGGCATACTTTTGGCACGGTGTCTAGCTCGCCGCGGCTCTCGGCGGCGGCAACGGCGCTGATTCTTCGCCTTCTGGCGGATCATCCTCGGCCGTGATCACCGTCAGCGCCGGCAACGCCGCGCCCTCTAGCTCCACTGAAGGCTTAAAATCATCAGGCATTCCGCCTTCCACCTTGATCTTCGTCACCACGGTCGCCCCGACGACAACGGCCGAATAGCGGGGATCCTGGAACGGTGCCAACGCCTTGGCGGCATCGACCGCCAGCGCGGCGTACTTGTCGAATTTCGCGTCGTCCGGCTTCCGACCCGGCGGCGGCACGGTCATCCCCGGA